TTTTAGCTCCATCTGTGTCCAAAAAACCTGTTCTACCACACATAAAAACGGAATCCTCATCATTTTCACCTATTTCGTCAGAACTACACGGGGTCAAAGAATTTTCAAAATAATTTGTACACCCTTCCCCGTTTTTTGTAACTCTCCCACATTGTTCTTTTGATTCAACCATTTGGCATCGTGGAAGATTTATACACACTTTTTTATCGAATTTAGTATCATGTACACAATTTATACGAGCCAATGGGTGTGTAGAAGTCTCTTTCTTTGAATCCCACGAACTTCTCGCTGAATTTACATAATAACGTTCATTATCTTCAATGTCCAACCCAGGATGTTCAATACAGTCCGAATTATCGTCCAATCCTGTACAATCTTTTCTGAGAAATAAAGTACTAACATCAGTTTGGTATTTTGTATTAAAATTTACAAATGGTGGGGTAGCTGTATTAACGGTATTAACTGTACACAACCCCTGGAAACTATCCCAATCACAAAAATATTCCATAGCACGACACATATTTTCGTCCGATCCTATTTTCTCTTCGCATTGTGATTTAACTATTTCGTTACCTCCATTTATCCAACAAGCTAAATCTGAATCTGTGCCAACAATTTTGTCTATAGGTCTGTCAAATTCCATACAAGTTGATCTATACTCTCCACAACTAAAATCATTGTCTGGTGAACCAATAGTACATCCCAAATAATTATCTTCCCCGTTTTTTGCAAACTCAGAATTCATGTTACAGCTTAAATCTTCTGAAGGTATATTTGGATTACAACAAGACTGTATTCCGTTACACGCTAATTCATTCTTACCATGACAAGTTCCATAATATCTATCCGAACCATCTGCACACGGAATTATTGAATTTACATCTTCGGATAGTTGATAGTCGCACAACGCTCCACAATTTAACTGATTTTCACAATCTTTATCTTCATAACAAGGTATTATAGGAAGGTCTGTTTGAAGATCTGTCATTTCTAAATATTAACAATATTTTAATCTTTGTTGTAATTAGATGACGAAAGAGCTTTTTAAAAAAATTAGAACTGAAAAATCGTGGAAACCTAGCTTAGAAGAAGATTATTCTAAAATAGATATAGATAAATTGAGGATAATGGCTGACGAATGGTTTGATAAACTTAACATTCAAGGTGATTTTTTCCATGATTATAATATAGTAATGAATAGTATTGAGATGTTGAAGAACTTTATGGAAGAAAATGGTATTAAACAAATAAATAGTTAATTAATTAAGGATTATTATGCATTTTTTACTAATAACAACCGAAATTTTAAACACTATTTTGGAAACAATTGTTTTTAAACAAAATGACTGTGTCAATAATTTCGTATTTCACCTATTATGTGATATAAACAATAGCGAAGATAGTGAAACGATTACTTTTCAAGCTAACTATAGTAATGAGTATTATACTAATTATACAATCGCTATTTCTGAACTTTTGTTCTTTGATTCATTGGAATTTCGACCAATTGTTTTAAACTATGACCAGTGTCTAAAATTAATCCAATTGACTAAGATGTTTGAAAAATGTTCTATAGGATTTTGTTTAAATTCGTGTGAAAACATAGAAGTAGTTGTTTCACACTCAAATGTTAAACTTGTATTTCCTATAGATAATGAAATAGACCACAACCCAATTATTCCACCAGAACACAATCTTGATATTTCGTTTATTCCTATTAACACAGAATTGTTGAAAAATGTCGTAACCTTGGTTAATAGTCCAAAGTTTTATACATCTATTAGGGTTGACAGGTCAAAATCTCGTTTGATATTCGGAGACGAAGGAAGTTTCCAATCTATTGTACAATTACCTCGAACCCTTAATTTATCGGATTCGATTATAGAAATTGAACCCGACAGTATAATACTTTTTTTATCTAATTTAAAAATAAAACAAGTAGAAATAAAAGTGAATAAAAAGATAGCGTTTATAATACACGCTACAACCGAATTGGGAGAAATATATTATTACAGAGGACATGAGCTTGATTGAATCCGGTCAGGATTTCAATAATGCTAAAAGCATTTGCTTTGCAAATAATGCTAAAGGCATTGGATTGTCAAAAAAAATTCCAGAAAATATAATCAATTTAATAACCGAATATTTAGAATTTTGTGAACGTTGTGAATTAAACATTGAACCAGATACAAATGTTTATTGTTCAGATTGTAAATATTTAGTGTGTAAAGCATGCGCTGATTCTTGGAAAACCTGTAATGATTGTGGTTCTACTTATTGTAAAAATTGTGGTGATTTCAAAAAGGTTGGTGATGAATATTTTTGCGAGGATTGTGTACATGGCGAATGTTATAATTGTGATAAAATTTTAATAGATGAACCAGATTGTTGTGAAGAATGTTATAACAAATTATGTGAAGAATGTATACAACAATGTGAACTTTGTGGTGCAAAACATTGTGAAGATTGTGAACACTCTTATTATTGTCAATTTGAGTAAAACTAATGAGTTTAAAACTCAAAATAATTATACTTAATTTTGGTAAAGTTAAAGTTATAATAAATTTTTATACCAATAAGGAATGGGTCGTAAAAGTATAAAGAACTATTGTTCTGAAGATTATATATCTGACGATGAAGATAAAGATAAAGTTGAATTAGAAGAAAAACCAAAACCATTGTGGGAATTAATGGTTATTGATGCTGAAAATGAATTATTAGATTATACTATGGAGTATGAAAGATATGATTCTAGATTTGAATGGTTGGAACATGGTCGTGTTATTTGGGCAGTAGAAGATATATTATTTTGTAAACCCGACTACATTGATTTTTTCGAGATTTTTGATGGACCAGTAAATATAGAAAATGATATATATGATTATATAACTGGAGTAATTAACATTTTAGATCTTAAGAATAAACCACTCCTTAATCAAATATATTACGAATACACATTAATAGAAAAATTAACCAATACTGAATCAAATATAATAACTACAACCCCAAATGATCCTAGACTTGATTCAGATAAGTATCTAATACTTGAAGAATTAGTGGATAGTGACACTGGGGTCACATATCCTCTTAAAAATGAAGATGTAAACAGAGTCTATATATACCTTAATCATATAATACTAAAAAATTTTAGAAAATATTTCAAATAAAAAACTATTTAAAGTTTAAAGTTTAAAGAACATTAAATGGTTCGAAAAGCCACATTAAGCTTCGACGTGGGGTCCAAGAACCTAGCCTACTGTTTGATTGATGAGAATGAAATTATTAAAGATTGGGCTGTTGTCGACATAGGAGCTGCTACCTATGACAAACAATGCCAAAAATTAATAATTGCATTAGATCAGGTTGATTATAGTTGTTGTTATTCTGAAGACGAAGAGCAGAGTATTATAGTTGTTATCGAGCGCCAACCGTCTGTAAACCCAAGGATGCGAGTTATTTCGGGGCAGATACAGATGTATTATGCTTTAGAAAAGGCTGGAACTAATGGTAATGTTAAAATAGAAAAAATTGTGTACTATAGTCCTAAATTTAAGTTGAGGTGTTACACTGTTAAACCTGGAGATAAACCTATAATTCCCAAAAAGTATTCAACTCCCTATGCATTCCGAAAGAATTTGGCTATTCAACATTGTGATATTATAATTCATCGAAAGAATAAGGATGGAGAATACATACAAGATAAAAAATGGATCGATTACTTCGAAGAAAAGGGCAAATCGGACGATAAATCGGATTCATATCTTATGGGATTAGCATATATAAGGGGTATTTAAAAATTGATGATATTGGTGTAAACGTATTTAAAGATAGTTATGATATAGTAAATAAAGATGAAATCGGTTAAAGGGAAGTATCTATGTGAATTTCCCGAACTTGTTTCTGAATTAGATTTACGTTATCATAAAAATTTGGATGTTTCTAAAATTAAGGCTGGTAGTAATACTAAACTAAATTGGGTTTGTAAAATATGCAACGAAACTTATTTAAGATATCCTAACCATAGAACTAGGGATAATAGTGCGTGTCCCAAAAGAGAATGTGTGTTAATTAAAAGAACGAATACTAATTCAGATAAGTTTGGTTGGGAACCTAAATATCATTTACCAAAAAGAGAACCCGTTATTAAGAAAGAGGTTCCCGAACCATCAGATAGCGATGTAGAAATTTGGAAAGAGATTCCAAAAGAAATGGCGTTGTCTAAATATTTAATTAGTTCTTTGGGAAGGATTAAGAATAAAAGAATGAATCATATACATTCACAAAAACCACAATCTAATGGTTATGATAAAAAAACATTGTATATAGATAATGGTAAAAATAAGTGTTTTTGTATTCATAGAATAGTTGCAATAACATTTATTCCAAACCCAAAAAACAAAGAAACCGTCAATCATATAAATACGATAAGACATGACAACAGGGTTGTTAATTTAGAATGGGCTACAAATTCTGAACAAGGTTTGGGAGAAAATAGATCGAATAATATTAAAGGTTTTGGTAAAAGTATAGATCAGTATGATTTAAAAGATAATTTTATAAAAACTTGGATTAAGGCAATTGATATAGAAAATGAATTGGGTATTCAAAGAAAGAATGTTAGTGCTGTAGTAAGAGGAAAAAGAAAAACGGCTGGTGGGTTTAAATGGAAATATACAGAAATCAAGGATTTAGAAAATGAGGTATGGAAACAGATAGAAGATTCAGAATCTTATGTATCTAATTTAGGTAGGGTTAAATTAAAGATTGATAAAAATCCTAATTACGGAACTCTAATAAAAAGTGGATATAGAAATACAAAAATTTATATTAATGGTAAACACAAATCATTTCTAGTACATAGATTAGTAGCTTTAACTTTTATCCCAAATCATTTTGACAAACCAGTAGTTAACCATATAGATGAAAATAGATCAAACAATAAATTAGATAATTTAGAATGGGTTACCTATTCAGAAAATTCAATACATTCAACAAAAGAAATTAAAAAAAATTGTAGATCCAAGATCGTACAACGTATTGATAAAAACAATATAATTGAAGAATACCCTTCCATTCACCAAGCTGGTAAAAATAATGAATTATGTGGCCAAACTATATATGATAGGTGTGTGGGAAGATATAATCAATCTGGGAATTATATATGGAAATTTAAAATTAACGTCTAACTTTATTTTCAAAAAATTGTTCTCCATATTCTTTGATTTGACTTAAGCTTTCTACAAATGTTTTCTTAAACACCTTTCTTAAAGGATAGTTTATAATATCAGCATTAATTTCATCTAATGACATCAGTATGGTATCTAACGATATCCATTGTATATCAGTTTTTTCAATATACTTTTTATCAAAATTTCTGGTAAATTGGATAAAAGCTAATGTAGAATGAAAATTATCTCTATATGTCTCTTTAAATGGAATTTTAACGAAATACATAAAATAGGGTGATCCATTTAAAGTTTTGCCTTTAATTTTAATATAGTTCTTACGGTGTTGTAGTCTAGACAACATAGATGGTATATCCATAATAGACCCAACAGACTCTTCATAAAATTCTCTTGCTGCTGTTGTGTCCCATCTACCTCTATCCTGACCTTCTGATCTTCCTCCAAAGTCAGACCACTTGCCTTCGTGATCTTTTCCTAAAAGTAAATAAACTGTATTATTTTTAACATAAAAAGGTAATATACCTGCACTATAAATTTGTTTAGTATATCTTCTATTTTCTGAATCTAATCTTCTTCTATTCTGTGCGAAAGAATAAAAACTTAATCTTGATTTGGGGACTTGGGTTTGTTCTAAAGAATTACATAAATCTTCTAAAGAACCCCTAGATCTACGATCGGAGTTATCTTCAATTTTAGGAATAATATCTGTTTCTGTCATACTATTTATAGTTATTAATTAATTATATAATAGGGAACGCGATTATGAAATTGGTTTTGCCAATGGATCTTTGTAATACAGAGATTATTAAAAAACAACATAATCTGCGTTCTGGACCATCTAAAAATATAGTATCTGTTAACAAGACAATGACAGAAGTAGACGTCATATCAGGCTTTAATATAGATGATTTATCTACTAACGATGAACCTACCATAACAATAGAAACTAATTTTGAAAGGCCGGTAATATCATTAGATAATGACACAAATGTTGTTGAAGACATAGGTGTTGTAATGGCTGAAGATCCTATACAAAAAAATAACACCCCAAGTTTTAAAGTCGAAAAAAATGTTAAGAAAGAAAGACAAATAGAAAAATTAGATTCATACAAATCAGAAAGTAGTGGAGGAAGTAGTTATATAGAATACAAACGATCTGATAAGAAAAGTGGTAGAAAGAGTGATTACGATGACAAACCTGCAGCAATTCCTTTTGATTTTGGAGATATAGCGGATCCAAATAAACACAAACAATCACCAGAAGTTAAATACGATGACAATGGATACTCTAGTGCAGATGGATCAAGTGCATCTGATTCGGGAGGTTCCTCGTATTATCCAAAACATAGCAGAAGTAGAGACAATCACAGCAGCTATAACGACAATCACAGTAGCTATAAGGACAATCACAGCAGCTATAACGACAATCAATATCACGAATCAGAAGGAGATCGTTATAGACGTGAAGATGAAGAGAAACAAGAATTGTTGATAAAACTTCAGGCTTTGGAATCTAAGGGAACTATTAGACTAAGTAGAGAATTTAGTATGAAATCAAGACTTGAAGATATCAAATTTGAGTATGATAAACAAAAGAGTTTGATAGAAAAAGATTCAAGTGTTGAATTTATGAAAAGTATGCTTATTACGGTTGTACACGGAACAGAAATTCTAAATAATAAATGGGATCCAGTAGGAGCAAAGTTAAATGGTTGGTCTGAATCAGTAATGGAGAATCTTGGGTCTTATGAATCTATTTTCGAACGGTTACATGAGAAATATACAGGAACTGTTGATGTTGCTCCTGAATTGGAATTGTTGATGACATTAGCGTCAAGTGCATTTATGTTTCATATGATGCAAACATTATTTAAAAATGCAGCACCTAACATGGGAGCTGCTATGATGCAAGATCCCAACTTAATGGCTGGGTTAGGTCAAGCTGCAGCACGTGCTGCTGATATAACAGGCCAACAAAGCCGCCAAGGTGTACCAGCACCCTCTAACCAGAATATGGGGGCTCCTTCGGGAGGGTTGGCCTGTTATATC